TCCCACGCCTTTATACGATATGCCATGCTCTAAACAAAAACAAGTTAACACGGTTTTGTAGCCGCCATACATATGGGCTGCGTCGGGGGCTTGGGATTGCCTCACCTCTTCATAGAACACTTGTACCGTACTGAGGTCTGCGTCCTTAAACCGTTTGGTTATTAGCTCTTGTAGGCTTTTACGAAACGTAATAAACCGTTGGTCGTAAGAGTCGAACCGACTGGGGGCTAGTTTAAACACCCCAGAATACGTACGGTTATTGTGTTTAATAGCCCACCCGCAAGTGGTTCCTAGATCAAGTGCGATAATAGATTGTTTGTTTGTCATAGTAAATTGTAAGGCCCAATCAAATGCTTAAGTAATTATTTTTTTGTTAATTGGTATTGGGCCCGTGGTACACATTCGATAGGATATTTTATCAAGGCATAGACAGCATAGCTATCAAATGCGTACTTATAGTATACCTCAAATCCTCATAAAAATCTATCTCGCATAACACGTCGTCTTCTTTTTAACGAATCAACTTCAACTTCTAAGTCGCACAGTGCATTTATGTCGTCGCGTATTCTATCTAAGCCGTCCGTTTCCCAAACGGCGAGACCAGTCCTCTCGAACCATGTCGTTCCTTTGCGGTCACCTAAGGTACCATCGGGTTGGCGGCCGTAAATAAAGCAACGAATGGCATCATTATAATTATCGTAGTACCACTCAATTACAAAATACTTATCTGTAACAGCGACTAAGTCTTTTTGTAGCTCTGTTGGCACGTTGTACTTTTTTATCAACTTTTTTATCAACTTCTTTTTTCTAAACCAATTTATCATGACGTTCGTACCTCCTATTTCTTAAACCGCTTACCGACCCAGCCTTCCACGTCAATCGGCATACCCTCTGCCCATGCGGGCACCTGAGCCATGATAGCTTCATACTCTGACAACGACTTGGTAGAGGTGTCGGGAACCTCACACACTACCTCGTCGTGTACGTGCATGACTATATCATACCCGGCGTCCTCTAGTCGTAGCATAGCCTCGGCTAATAAGTCTCGGGCAATCGCTTGTGTAATATTCTCCACTAGCTTCCCACCGTACGTGTCTATCTCAACCCACTTGGCCCCCTTCTCTCGGGAACCATAGTACACAAGCTCATAGCTCTCACCACCCCATGGAGTTTCCTTAGCTCGGAGCCTAGCTTTACGATACGTCAAGCTCCGACCGCTCGGTAACTTACAATGTAAATTACCGTCGTGCATAAACCATGTGACCTTCCCCGCTGTCACAGGCTTACCATACCGAATGGCGTTTGTAGCAGCCAACTCAGTGTGTCTCCACAAATCCCGAATCTCACTATACACGGAGCGGTACGTGGCAATGGCGGACTGGGCTAACTCCTCCGAGACCTCCATGCCCCACGACGCACAGGTCCGGTGAAAAGTTTTATGGCCCATACCGTAACCAGCCCCAAGAATAGCCGCCTTACCCAGCTGCCTCTGGGCTTTGGTAATCTCGGCTTCTGTAACATTATATATTTTGGCGGCCATGGTAACATACAAATCTTCTCCTTTTTTAAATTGATCCAACGCTAAATTGCAATTTGCAAGCCACGAAACGACCCGAGCTTCAATAGCGGCGAAATCCGCCACATATAGAGACTTCCCGTTAGGGGCGGCTATCATACCCCTAATGCAACTAGATAATTGCAACATAGGGGCAACCTCGTGTGCGTTTATTTTGGCAATATCCTTTTTAACCACAGAATCCACCACGTCGTCGATCTGATCGGACGCAACGGAACCTTTTGGTAAATTTTGGAACTGAACCAAGCGGCCAGCCCATCGTCCGGTGAGTGCGCCATAGTAAACAAACGCATCTCGGATACGATCGCCCTCTGACATACTGGATAGCAACCGTTGGTACTTGGCGGTTGAAGTTTTATACTGCGACCGAATCTCCAAAACGCGCCGGACTTCTTTATCTTGCACCCAATCGAGGCAATCGGCCACGGCCTCTTTAGTCAATGACTGCAAACCGACACTGCGCTCGTTGGCCCACTCGATTAATTTATCTCGTTGGCTCACTGCGATACCGCCGGTTATTTCTTTGGCTTCTTTATCAAGCTGTTCAGCGTATAGGGCGAGTAGCTCTAGTGCGTTCTCCACACCTTGTCGATCAACGGGTACGCCTCGGTAATTAATGCGCTGGTCCAACGCCCACACTTTTTTTTCAAACCCAAAGTCTTGGGTGAAGTGGTGGCTGATTGCTCGTTCAGTACGAACGTCTTGTAAACAATAGTCGTACAGCTTCTTGAGTTTAGTATCGTCCTCGAGATAGGCAAGCCCGTCTTTAGTCTTTCGGGGCTTACTGAGTTGAAGCATGATTGCCCGGCCTTCGGTGTCTTTATTTTCTTGTAGCCCTAGAGCCATGGGAGCTGTCTTCAAATCTCGGGGTACGCCCCATCGGGCGCACAATGCTGCGGAGCATCGCCATTGTTCTGGCTTTATCTCTGGCCATCCGTATTTCTTTACGCATATAGATTCCCAGAGTGCTCGCTCAAACATGGCATTGTGCGCCTCAACGATCCCACCCATATCAATGTGCAAGGCTACTATATCTGGCAGCTCTGAGCCTATTACTAGTTTAGGCTCAGTATCTGAGAAAGCGTAGGCCATGCACAAGATCTCGGTTGTTGGGTCTTGTGCGTATCGCCACGAACCACTGGCTGTTAGGTCGCAATACGACCTTGTTTCGAAGTCGATATATAGCATGAGTGCGCCCTAGCTCAACAAATCTGAGTTATCTGTTGCGTCCTCTTGATCGTCAAACGCTTCCATCAATCGGTCGACTTGGGCCGAAGTCGTTTTACCTTCACCCATGGGCTCACCGTCTCGGTGCTTTTGTACAGCAGCTAAATAAAACTTGACGCCTTTATTGCCAAGGTGGTCATAGGTTCCTGCGTTAACTAACGCGCGACCGTAGCATCCGCCATACATTTCGTTCCGGCCTTCCTCGGCGGTCATAACCTCGCCCTTAGCGTTTTTTAAAAGCGGTGCTTGATTCTTACTGTCCAGCGAGACATAAATCATATCTTCGTACCCGGGCTTGATCTCACCTTCTTTGTCAAGGTTAGCGTTTCCATCTTTAAAGGGTACTCGAATCTTCTTCACCAACTCGGGTGTTGCTTTTGGCCATTGCTCTTTAATTAAATCTTTAACGATTTTGTTTAAGGCCGATAGGTCAGTGTCTTTAGAGAACAACAAATCGACGCACCATTTCTCAATAACTCGGCCGTCGATTTGCGTACTTAGTTTATCTACTAAATACGGGTACGATAGTTTACCCACTGGTGTAATAACATTATTCTTGTAACTTTGTTTTGCCATTTTAATCTCCTTAATCTATTAAACCTATTTATCCATTAACTCTAGACCATAACTCTAGACCAAGCCAAGCCTTTATAACTTCCTCTTTTAACCGATTACTTGCGTATTCAATTGATCCCCAATACTGGCTAACTGCTTCCAGCACTACTTCTTTATCGTCTTGCAATGCCGTACTCGCATAACACAACGCACGCCCATTCTGCTTAACTGCTGCCAGAACCACAGCTTTGTCAAGTTTATCAGATTCACTTGCATACGCTAACGCATACCCGTCCTGCGTTACCTTTTCTAAAATTTCTTGGTTTGCCATTTTAATCTCCTTAATCTATTAATCTATTAAACTTGTTAACTCGTTGCCTAAATTATAAGGCTCTCTTTTATCTGTGTCCGAAACCAGTACTGGTTTTTTCTCTGGGACCATAACATATTTTTGCACAACCTCCTTGTCATCGACTAACTTTTCCATCTGGGCTGGAGATTTGAGTTTAATATCAAAAATGTCGAGGCCATATTCGCTCTGTAATTCTTCGGCAACTTTGTTCTCATTAATCCATTTTCTGGTGGCTCGCCCACCCAATACTAACTTATGTCTCGGAATCTCACAACCTTCTAAAGCTAGATTATAACCATACGTTTCAACCGCTGTCAACCACTTCTTTATGGCACTGGCATTTTCTAACACCTTGCTGATTGTTTCCATGCTTAGCTGCTCCACCTCGGGCAACGTAGTAACATCGCCTTCAATATCAGTTTTAGTCGTGACGTTGCTAATCCGTTTAAGCTCGGGGCACACACCTTTTACTTTACAAAACTGGCACCACGGCCCTTGGTTGTATTCTGGGTCTTCCTTTACTTTTTCATATCGTCCTTCTAAAAATGCTTGAAACGCAATTAACGATCGAGCCGGCACTTCAACTTTACGGATTGGGTCTTTTTCCATCCGTGGTTGCACAATCGCTACATAAAACTTTTTACCGCACATGATGTCAAGCCCCTCAAGCTCTATTGCGCCCAACAAATAATAAAGCAATTGGGGGTTGTTCTCTGGTTGCACACTAATGCCTTGGCCGTATTTAAAATCGATAACCGTTAGTGTTGTCTTTGATGAAACAATAGCATCTGCCGTGCCAAAAAAGTGACCACCGTCAATAGAGTCTAGGCGGATACGTTGCTCGACATATAGCTTACTAGTTTTCTTAACGTGTCGCCGGACGTAGTTCACGTACATGATAATGGCGTCGATCATCTCGTCGGGCAAGGTACCGACCGACTCCAGTGGTAACACGCCTTTTAAAATCTCGGCGGCTATATTATGCGCCGTGGTTCCTTCGTTAGCATAATCGCTTGACTCCTCAAATGTTTTAGCTTGTGAAGCCAAACATGGCTGGGCCGTACAGTTAGTCCAAATGTGTGCGGCTGATGCGCCGAATAGTGAATGTGTGCTCATAATACCTGCGTCCCGGCTCTGAATGAATTTGCCATGCGCTTAACCAGATCATCTAATGCTCGGTTCTTTGGGTCAAGTATCTCGTCAATGTAGGATAGCCCCCAGTTTTCTACCACCGATAAGTCCAATAGATTGTGGTGTATATGCACTCTGGCACCCGGGAGCTTGCTTCCGTCTTTGGCTACAAAATACCCATACGTTGCGTCGAAACTATAACAGCTTGGGAAAGCGTGCTTACTACCCACCCCCAAGCGTTTAACGAGTCGAGGTGCGTATTGAGCAGCCATGTCTAGGTTCTTTTCTAGCTTAACAATCTTACTAAGTTTTTCTGTTCTGTGATCAATTACTTCCATAGTCTACTCCTTTTAAAATATGACAAATAACATCTACAGTCCATCCGTTACCCAGCATTTCAAGTCTTTTATTATCACTCACCCCACTTGTATAGTTATCGGGTACCTGTTGACATCTTTCAGCCTCTATCGGATGCATGCGTCTATAAATATCATTTTCATAATCTAAAACAATATTTGATTTATTAGCGGGACTTGATTTGGGTAAGGTACCTACCTTTTTTTCTTTGAAGTAAGCTCTATCTCCTTGAGACCCATAACCTTTGCCACTCAAATCCCACTGAACGTAATTTTTTGTCGCCTTTTTTGTTTTGGTTATTCTTTCATCCGTAAATACCTTATACGTGTCATCATAGATAATATCTCCAAGCACAATACCCTTGTCCTCTGGTTGGCCAGCAACAGGCAAGTTAGTCCAGTAATATCGTTGACGATTTTGCGCACTAACTAGCGCACTGTTAATTAAGATAGGCGCAACCCCCACTAAATCTGTAATAACATCAAGATACTCTTTCTTCATGCGTACATTTTCGAGCAAAAAGTATTTTGGTTTACACTCTTCTAATAGCCTAATAAACTCAAAAAACAATACCGATCTAGGGTCATCAAATGCCAGCTGTTTTCCCGCAAAACTAAACCCTTGACAAGGCGAACCTGCCAGAAGTAAATCAATATTTGGTAAATCTTCACCCTTTACGTTTTTAACATCGCCCAACTGGATAGTGTTTGGATAGTTTTTCTGAGCAATCTTAATGGCGTATTTGTCAATCTCGCTGGCATAATAATTTTCTACTTTTATGCCTAGGCGGTCTAGCGCAATTTGGCCACAACTCATACCGTCAAACAAACTCAACACATTCATTTTAAAACCTCCTTAATCTTTCTCTTTTTAAAAAACATAGACCTCATTATAACATGGTCGATACTATCCTTAACAACCAATACCTGCGCAATAACTTTATTTTCTTGGCCAATCCGATGGCACCGGTCAACTGCTTGGTCCATCTCTCCGGGCACCCAGCTGTTCTCTACAAATACCACGTGACTGGCTGCGGTTAGGGTAAGCCCAGTGCCGGCAGCTTGTATCTGGCCGATAAATACTTTAGTGTCTGCGTCTTTTTGAAAGCGGTCAACGTAGCGTTGGCGATCTGTTGACGCTGTACCGCCATAGACTAGCACTGCTCCGTCGTCTTTAAACGCTTCGTACAACCCTTCACATACTACTTTGTGGTACGCAAACACCACAACCTTTTCAACGCCGCTCGCCATCACATCTTTAATGTAGCCGATGCTCTGTGGCAGCTTAGCTTCTCCAAGCTCTCGCCGAATAGTAGCCATCTCGCCGATAAGGTTAGCATCTGGCTTTTCTAAAATCTTGGCCACATCAAACAGCCCTTCTTGCTTGACTATATTTTTGGTATCCTTGGTTTGCTCCATAGGAATAATCTGCATCGTCTTGCTTGGTAAGTCGGTAAGTACATCTTTCTTTAACCGCCGTAGCATCACGGTGCGTTTGAGTCTGTAGTTCAATTCGTCGGTACAACTGGCCCCCTTAACATCAAACCCAAAGGGGCCCTCCTTGCCGTTACAAAATTTATAACCGTACTTTTTATAATTGTCGTATGGCTCAACCGTTGCTGGTTTTAAAAACCGAAGTATGCTATACAGCTCAATAGGCCGGTTAAGCATTGGGGTACCAGTGAGCATGAGTCGCCGGTCGGCTCTAGCTCCAAGTAGAAACGACGCTTTGGCCCGTTTGGACGTGGGGTTTTTAAGGTAATGCGCCTCATCATAGATCACCATATCGGGGGCCCATGCGCGTAGCTGCTCGTAGATATACCGTTTGGAGACCAGATCGTAGTTAGCAATGACGACGTTGTTTGTGGCTATGATTGCCGATTTACCGTTGGCGACTACTTGGGTGAGTAAGTTATCCGACCATTGGTCAAATTGCTCTTGCCACATATACTTTAGTGAAGCTGGACACAAGACTAAAATGCGCCGGACGTCGATGTACCGCAACGCCTCAATGGTTTGTACAGTTTTACCCAGCCCCTGCTCGTCAGCAAGCAATAAGTTTTTATTGGCCACAATCGTTTGGATGCCTTCCTTTTGGTAGTCGTATAAGAAATCTGGTAGGGTGAGTCGAGCTGGTGGCTGTAAAAGTTTATCTCTAAACATCTCAGTACCGATGCCGGAAAGCTCTGCGGCTCTCATGGCCAGTGCCCAGTCTTTAGTTTTCCAAGCTGTGTTTCCGGCTGACCATTTCATCCGGCATTGTTTCGGTATGTCTTTTTCTTCCCGACTACAAGCATAAAAATACTCTTGCGATAATGAGTCATAAGTTAAAGTTGGTTTAATCATTTTTTGCCTCCTGCGCAATCTTTACACTTAGCCCAACATTCCGCCATTTCAATTCGCACTTGCTCACTAACAAACCGCCACGCGTGGATACTCTGCGTCACCGCTGCCCTAACCACATCTATATCATTCCTCAATTCCTCACTCGCATATTTCAACGCACTCCCCCGCTGCTCCACCGCTGCCAGTACAACATCCCGATCGCCTTGCAATTCCTCACTCGCATAACAGAACGCACTCCCCCACTGCTCCACCGCTGCCAGCACCACCTCACGATCTCCACGTAATTCCTCACTCGCATACCGCAACGCACGCCCATACTGCTTCACCGCTGCCATGACTATATCACGATCATTCTGCAATGCCTCACTTGCATAATCCAACGCAAGACCATTCTGCTTCACCGCTGCCATCACGACATCCCGATCACCCTTCAATTCCTCACTCGCATGCAGCAAATTAAGCCCATACTGCTTCACAGCTTCCAACACTTCTGCCTTTGTACTGTTCTCATTAATCATTTTCTTTCTACTCCGCTACTTGTATTCTCGTGTTATCTATTTGCCGGATACGTTCCTGACACACATGGATGATTTTTTCATAATCCAGTCGTCGCTCACCCGGTTTGTTGCGTAGCACACGTTTAACAATATCAGCGTCCCACGGATTTAAATTGTACTCAAGCCAAATATCCCATGGCTGTATTTTGTACTTGGAATAGTCCGACGCACCAATGTTATGCGATCTTATATCGTCACTCATCTTACAACGCTCCCAATGTTTCAAAGAATAAAAACAAAATAAATGTGAAGACGTAATACCACACCACTAACGCAACCGCAGCCAGTAAAAGACGTACTAAAACGTTGTAGCATACTCCGCCTAAGGTTCGATCGTTTTCGTCTAAATCCGGGCCGGCAATAACAAACCCCACGGCCCCCATCAACGAACCCCAATACACTATACTAAATACCCCCACTTGCCAATAAGTTATCATATCAATCATTTTTTAACTCCTGTTCCATACACTTAGCCCACCCTTGCACCATGTCAATTTGCATTTCCTCACTAACCCACCCCAACGCGCTCGCATTCTGTCGAACCGCTGCTAAGATGAACTCACGATCATTTTTTAATTCATAACTCGCAAACTGCAACGCACTCCCATCCTGCTTCACCGCTTCCAGTACCACCTCACGATCCCCACGCAACTCATCACTCAAAGTAACCAACGCATACCCGTTCGCTCGCACCGCTTCCAGTACCATCTCACGATCATGCTCCAATATCCTAATCAAATTAATAAACGTATCCCCCCGCTTCACCGCTTCCAGTAGCTTCTCACGATAACGCTTCAATGTCTCACTCGCATTTGCCCAACACTCTGCCTTTGTACTAGTCTTATCAATCATTTTTTACCTCTTTAATTCCTAACCAATCTTGAATAATGTTACGTTGTATTTGCCTACTTGCATAGTTAACTGCGGTCCAAGACTTACTCAAAGCTGCCCTAACCACATCTATATCATTCTTCAATTCCTCACTCGCATATTTCAACGCACGCCCATTCCTCAACAAATTCCCATTGTAACCAACCGCTGCCAGCACCACCTCTTTGTCATTGCGTAATTCCTCACTCGCAAACTCCAACGCAAAGCTATTCTCCCTCACCGCTTCCATTACAACTTCTTTATCACCACGCAACTCATCGCTGGCATACTCCAACGCACGCCCATCCTGCCTCACCGCTGCCAGTACCACATCACGATCATTCTGCAATTCCTTACTCGCATACTCCAACGCAAGCCCATTCTGCTTCACAGCCGCCAGCACAACTTCTTTATCCCCCGACGCCAGCATAAAGTGACTGCCCAAGTAGATATCTTTCAATTCCTCCCTCGCATGATACAACGTCAATCCATTCTGCGTCACCGCTGCCAGTACAACATCCCGATCAGCCAGCAAGTCATCACTGACATAGCACAAAGCATATGCATCCTGCTTAACCGCTTCCAGCACCAGGTCTTTATCATTTTGAAATGCCCTGACGCAATCCGACAACGCACTCCCTTTCTGACTCACCACTTTCAGTATAAAATTACGATCATTCTGCAATTCCTTACTCGCATACCTCAACGCCCAGCTATCCCGACTAACCGCTTCCCACACCACCTCACGATCATTCTGCAAGTCCGCACTTGCATACGCCAACGCATACTTCCCCGTAAGAAAGGTCTTCACAGCTTTCAGTACCACCTCACGATCACCCCTCAATTCCTCACTCGCAAACTTCAACGCATACCCGTTCTCCCGCACCGCTGCCAGCACCACATCACGATCACCCTGCAACTTATAGCTCGCATCCAGCAACGCCAGCCCATCCTGCTTTACCGCTTCTAAAACATCTTCTTTTGTACTGTTTTCATCAATCATTTTTTACCTCCAACTTTCACAAACCCATTATCACTGCGTTTATACTGCAACTTTAACAACGCACGCTCCAGACGCTTTTGTTCCTTAATGCTTAGGTGTATTATGTCTCGACCCAACCCATCCCATACATCACTCAACTGGAAACCGTCTCTCACGCCTTTATTTAACCACTCTTGAATAACTCTTTCAAGCTCGTCCACTTCAATGCGGCTAGTCTGAGCTTTCTTGGCTTGCTCAATAGCTTCTGCCGATTGCAACACCAACCCATTCTTTAACCCAGCGTACCGCTTTTTGTAAACAACCAAGGCCTCGGCATACAACTGTGGTAAGTCGTTGGTAAGCGTTGGAACGTCAATGTCGTACACTTCCACCGGCCATATCCGACGGTTACCGGTAACACTATTCAAGAATTGGTGTTCGTTTGTCGTGCCCATAAACACACACTGGCGGGGTACGTCCTCGGTCAACTTCGCATACGCCAGTCGTGCTCGGTCAACCTCCCTAGATATAAACGCCTTAACACTCGCCACCGTATTGGACCGGCTCATAAACGCATTAAGCTCTGAATCTTCCACGATTAGTTTACCCTTGATCTGCTGGATGGCGTCGCCTGTCTTGTTAATGTCGCCCAACGAGTCCGTGAACCAACTATTAAACACCGACAAGGCCTTAATTGCGGTGGACTTGCCTTGCTCTTCTGGCCCAACCAACACCACCATGTGATCGTACTTGCACCCCGGCTCGTAAATGCGCTTAACAATCGCACACATCAACACCTCGCCAACCTCACGGTTAAACGCTGTGTCCTCTGCATTGCAATATTTTGGAAACAAACTGCGTACCCGCTCGACACCATCCCACTCGGGCAACTCACTAAACCATTTTTTAACTGGGTGAAAACTCTGTTCAAAGCCAACAGTCCGAGCCGCTTGGTATATCTGGT